GTTTCTGCTTTTGCTGCTGGATCTCCCGCAGCCGCTAGTGCTGCTGTAGCTGTCCCTGCTGGTGCTGCACCTTCTTTAGCATGGTTAAGATCACCAACTTCAGTAAATGCGGTTCCATTATAAGACTCTGTTAAAGCAGAACGTGGAGGAGCCTCTCCAGCGAAAGCTAAAGCTGCTGTTTGAGTACCACAGCCAGACATATATCCTCTACCAGTATTTAAACTATTAGTCGTTCTCCAAGCTGCTGTTGTTGCTGCAAACTGATATTTAAAATCTACATTAGTAGAATCATAAAATATCTGATCTTGTTGACCATCAGATAAATTACCTGCATTGTTTCGGACTGCCGTCCCAATAAGATCTTTATATGTAGCCATGATTAATTATTCTTCAGCAACCAACCTTGCGTAGAATCTGTATACACCAGTGTATTTGCTGCTCTTTCTGTTGAAATTGTTAAATCATCTGTAGAACCATGAATCTTTTCTGAACCGTTTGCTGCCACGGTAAAAGTGTAAGTGTCAAATGTACCTGCATAATCAATAAACGCAATCTCATCGCCTAATGTTCCTGCTGGTAAATTCATAGTTATAACATTACTAGTTGTATTTACAAAATAACCCTCACCAGCTGATGCTGTGAAAGTAGAAGTTTTTACTGCTTGCCAAGAAGTTCCTGCTGCTGCAAAAGATAATTGACCAACACCAGTTGTTCCTGATCCAGATACTGAATCTACTTTTAAAAATGTTCCTGCTGTTACGTTTCCTGTAG